CGCGAGAAGTCCAGCTCCACGCCGACTACGCCGGCGACAGTCTGCACCTCGCCGACGGGCGCCTCGTCAACGACCGACTCCAGCGAGGCGATCCGCACCAAGTCACCCGCTCCGACGTATGCGTTCGGAATCAGCGGCGCACCGCTGCCCGATGTCGACGGCAGGCCTGCCGCGCTTCCGTACAGCAGCCGCGCTACCGGCTCGAACTCGGTCGTCGAGTCGGAGACCGTCACCAGCTGATTCTGTAGGCCGCTGCTTGTTGGCGCTCCAGTCGTCCGCGAAACATAGGACGCCAGCACGAAAGCGCGGCCATTGTAGACCCATGGCTTCGAGGCCAGCCCCAACCATCGAGTCGTTGCATTGCTTGTAACAACGGTTCCGTCTGTTTGATACGACACCAAATCCAAACGTTGGTTTGCCGTAGTTTGAATCGTCGCCCAAAGACGAAAACGGGTTGCATCTGTCGCAGTCGGAACCGACACAACCGATAGCGATATGACATTTTGCGGAGGAATGGCGCCAAGGGTCAGCAGTACGGAAACAGCCGGAAACGCCGTTGTCAGCAGCGCATCCGTTCGCGTGGTTGCAATGTTTTGACCTGCCACCGATACGGCCAGCAACACGTCGTCAGACGTTGGATCGACCGCCAGCGTCAAGACGGTGGACGCGCCACCAACAGCCGCAACCAGCTCCACCGCAAACACGGCCGGGCTGTTGTAGTCGTAACGTCGAACCGTCACCGATCCTGCATCGTTGGAGAATGCCAGCAGCAGCTGCGACCCGTAGGCCGTCACGTCGTAGCAGCGATTCGCTGCCGTCAGCGATAGCGCCCCGGTCGATCCGGGCGTGCTACCCGTAATGGCGACGGCAGCCGTCAGCGAGGCTCCTAGCGCCGACAGCAGCGAGCGGACGTAAAGCACGCCGTCATCGCGGATGTAATAGATCACCGCGCCACCGGTGAACGGCATCACTCGCGGCTTGTAAGCGGTCGTCGACACCAGTCCCGAGGCCACCACCAACTGCCCGCTCGTCGTGTCGCGAACCGCGTATCGAACCGAACCGGCCTCCTCCCAGGCATACACCTGGAGGCCTGTCTCGGTCGTCGCCCCGTCGACGCCCGTGCGCGCCACCGAACTGCGCGAGATATTGTTCACCGAGGCCGCGCATGTCGTCAGCGCGCCCTTGTCGACCCATTGCTCCGAGCCCTCCGCGTAGCTGTAGATGCGTTCCACAGTCGGCGTCGTTGTCGCTCGCCCGGTCGCGATCAGCTCGTCGCGGTACGACGTCAGCGCAAATGCCGATTCGAGCGCCGAATAGCCGCTCGTGGTCATCACCCGTTGCGGCAGCGCCGTGTACCCGTTCCGCTTCCGCAACTGCTTCAACGTGCCGAACACGCCGTTTTCAAGCGCCAGCAGCTTTCCCACCGCCACCTGTTTGGAGTCGGTCTTCGTATCGACGCCCAGCGCCAGCGGGAGCGTCACAATCTGCTTTTGCAGCGGCATTGCTTACCCCTGGGTGAGAACAGTTTCAAAGTTCGCCGGGCGCCACTGATCCCCGGCAGCACTTCCTCGCACATACCATGTTGCGGTATAGCTTCCGCCAGTAACATTGATTGCTGCAGATGGCCAATAACAATCAAAAGCAGATGTTGGCGATGTTTTGAACGCCCATTCATAGTCAAACGTTTGTGCGCCGGTAATGCTCAGTTTTATGAATCCCAAGTCTTGACTGCCAAACACGGACTCAAAAACCAAACGACCAACGGCACCCGCTGTGTTGCCGCGAGGCTGCAAACAAACACGCATAACGCCAGCCGCAACAGCAATGCTTGCAGTCACAATCTGTTGATACGACGACCCGGTATAAAAAAACGTTCCCGACTGTGACACGACAGTAATGCGCGGCGACAGCTTGTCCATCGTGACGCCGGTCGATCCATTGACGGCACCAGCAGCAATCTTTGATGTCGTAACGTTTAGGTTGGCGATCTTGTCGGTCGTGACGTTTAGATTGGCGATCTTGTCGGTCGTGACGTTTAGATTGGCGATCTTGTCGGTCGTGACGTTGCTGTCTGCAATCTTGATTGTCGTCACAGCGGAATCTTGAATCTTAGTCGTCGATATTGCGTCAACAGCCACCTTTGTATTGATAACTGCGCCGCCCGCGATTTTGTCGGTTGTGACGGCAGACGTTGCAATTTTGTCTTCCGTGACGTTTCCGCCCGCGATTTTTGCGGTAGTGACGGCAGAGTCTTGAATTTTGACCGTCGATATTGCATCGACGGCGACCTTGGTGTTGATAACCGCGCCGCCCGCAATTTTGTCAGTCGTCACGGCAGACGTTGCGATCTTGTCTTCTTCAACGGCAGACGTTGCAATCTTAGATGTGGTGACGGCACTTGCCGCCAGCTTCGCCGTCGTGATCCCTAGATCCTTGACGCGCAGGGTCGTTCCAGACACCTCGACTGTCGAAGCGTCCGGCTGGACCCACGAGGAGACGCCGGTCGTCGAAGTAAACAGGAACCGCGACACGGACGCGGGCGCAGTCGGCGGGAACTGTAGCGTGTAGCTGGTGACGCCAGCGCCGGGCGCCGACAGCAGGATCCACGCCGCAGACACGCCGCCGGCAGACCGCAGCCGCAGCGTTGCCGCGTCGAGCTCGGCGCGCGTGGCAGCTGTCGCGTTCCATCGGAACGATCCGGTTGCACTGATGAAGCTGGCCGACGCGGGATCAGCCAGGACGGAGATCGACCCGGCCGCACCAGCGATCACGCCTCCGACGGTAATCTGTACCGCCGTACCGGCGGCGTTCGTGTACCAAAGGTCTCCCGACACCGCATAAACCGCGCCCGGAGTCGCCACCGTCGCGGCCTTCGAGACCAGCTGAACCTCGTCGACCGCCTGCAGGCCGTACCCTTGGAAATCCACCGGGCTGTCGATGTTCAACGCCTCCGGTGTGATCGGGAGGCCGTTGCCGTTGGTGTGGTCGTGCGCGTCAACGGCCTCGAGCGCAGTATTGAGCTCGGAGGCCCACAGCGGGCCAACGGTGACGCCCACCGCCGGCAAAACAAGGCCCATGTTCGGAGTCGCCATTCATCACCCTTACGGCGCCCAGCCGCCGCCGCCGAATCCTGCGTTATACGGCCACGCGCCAGACGTGAACTGCACGTCGGCCACCGTTGCCGGATTGCCCGCGTCGCGATTCTCTGCCGCGCCCTCGATGCGCTTGATAAGCGCGCCCTTCTGCGCCAGCAGTACCGTAACGTCAGACTCTTCTTTCTGTAGCGCCTTGATCGCTGCATCGACGATCACATACTCCAACCACCCGGAGATGCCGTCGTTTTCGTCGGTATCGTTCACCAGCGGAATGACACGCGGGACGTACCACAATCGGATGGTCTGCCCGACTTGCGGAATCGGCGTGAACCACAGCTTGTTTGCGCTCAGTCGATAGCGGAGGTTTGTCACACCGATCCACGTTTGCGCGTTCGCGGTCGCATATCGATTCCGCTCCGCGAACGTGAATGGGCGCAGCGATATATAACCGTTGTCGCCCTCGCCGGGCGTCAGCGCCAGATCGACACCGAGCAGCTTGTAAAAGTCGGAGGGCAGGTCGTAACGCTCGACAGACGGCGTGGTCTGGAACGAATACGTCTGCACAAAGTAATCGTTGCCAAACTTGGTGACCAGCAGGTCATACAGCTCCGCGAGGGAGCTGTTGATATAGCTGTTCCACTCTTCGTTGGTGACAAACTGCGACGCGGTCATATCGGCACGCTGCCGTGCAGCGGTGCGGATTTGCGCAAGCGTCATCACTGGATAGGTCGGCATCAGTCACCCACAGCCGGAGAGACGTGCCGACATAGCGCGCGCCGCCGCCGGCGACAACGGCGCGCGCCTGTCGAACGCTTACCGCTTCGCCAGCGCCTCAGCCAGCCGCGACTGCATCGTCGCAGGTGCCGAGGCCGTGGTCGTCAGCTGCTGCAGCCAGCCGGGACCAGGCGCAGCCGTGCCGCCGTAGGCGTAGCCCACCCGGCCGCCCTTCGCGTACCGCTTGCGGGCCTTGCCGCCGTAGCTGTAGCCCTCTGGCTCCTCGTAGCCACCCAGGCGCTCGCGCACCTCATGAGACACGGTCTCCATTTCGTGACCGTACTCTTCGGGCTCTTCTTCTTCGGGCGTCTCTTCGGTGTGCTCGCCCTCGACGTGCGGCATCGAGTCGCACAACAAGAACGCCGCGCGCAGCGCCTCGGCCACCGCAGCCGGGTCGCAGGCCTTCACACCCTCGATGAGCTCGCCAGCGACCGCCTGCAGCTGCTCCTCCGGGGTCAGCTCGACCTCGTCAGTCGGACCGATGCCGATCGTCACACCGTCGCGCGGCTCGAGCTGCGCCAGAATCAGCGCGACCGTTTTCTTTTCGTCCATCATGGCGCGCCTCGTTGCCGCTTACAGCGCGGTCGAATTGGAAAGAGTCAGAGCGACAAACAACCGATCGACGTTTGCCGGATCGGTCAGTGCTCCCGCCAGCGAATAACAACCCAAGTTGACGATCGGAGTTGCCGCCGTTACGTCGGTCGTGAAGCGATTTTGCACAATAGGTGCCGCAGCAAGAACGCCGCCAACCGTCGTAACGCAAACGCTCATGTTGAGCAGAGCAACATAAGAATCCTGCAGCGTGATCGTAAAAACGCCGGTTCCCAGCTTTGAAACGCTTGCAATTCCTTTTCCGCGAGCCAGCGCCGGAGTTCCGCCGGTAAATGTCAATTCCGCAAATAGCTGGACGACACCCTTTTCGAGCGAGCCCTGAAACTGGTTGAACATACGATTTGCCATGATATCTCCTCGATTCTGTGTGGTGTGAAAAGGGCCGACCCGCGCTCGTTACGCGAGCCGGCCCGATTCACTGGTGGGGATTAGGCGCCGAGCTGGATCACGCCGTTCCAGCCGGGAGCATTGCAGCCCAGCTGCGCGTAGGCAGCGACGCGAACCTCGGCAGCATCAGCGTTCGACACGCGGAGCATTTCGAGGCCGTCAGCGTAGCGCAGGATCTGGGGCGCATCACCCAGGCTGTACAGCTTCCAGGTGTCCATCTGGAGCAGGTACGCGGTGCGCGGCGTGCAGCTGCGATCGGGGAACACGTTGATCTGCCCGTTGGCGCCGTTGATGCGGATACCGGGGAAGGCGATCTCGGCCGGTCCCTGCATGGTGACGTACTGGGCTTTCGCGCCCAGGCTCTTCTCCAGCGCGGAGTAGCTGGCGAAGTTCATGATGCACACATCGGGGTTGCCGCCTTCGCGAGCGACCAGCAGCGAACCGTCAATCAGCGCCTCCTCGATGTTCTGCGCGCTGCCGTTGTAACGCACGCCGGCCAGACGAACCGAGTCGTCGCTGCGATCAACACCGAACCAGTTGTCGCCGGTCGTCGGCGCAGTCACCGGCAGCCAGCCGGCCAGACCCTTGACCTTCGCGTTGACGTCGCCCTGAACCAGCAGGAAGTCGCCAGCGGCCCAACCGACAGGCGAACCAGCGGCGCCGCTGTAGCCGGTCGCCGACACGGTCACGGTGCCGGCGGTGCGGTTGACCGCGATCACATAACCCAGCGTGGCCCGAGGCGTTCCGCCGTCGGTCGCGTTGGCCTGGAGTACCTGGTTGCGCTCGAAGTTCACCACGTCGCCGGGATTCGACAGCGTGATCACGCCGGACGTGATGCCGCCGGTGGCGATCGCGCCAATCGAACCGGTGCCGCTACGGAACAGACCAACAGCCAGCGAGTTCGTCAGCGCGCGCACGGCGTTGTCGATCACCAGCTGGGCGCCATTGATGAAGGCCATCTTGTCGGTCTTCGACGCCAGCATCGTCTGATTGTCGATCTGCGCGACCGAGTAATCGGTGGCGCGGGTCAACGCAAACGACACCACCTCGGCGGCGGTCTGGTTGCCTTGGGCATTCGAGAACGTGGCGCTCCGGCCCTGCGAGGTGTTGAACACCAGCGGCAGCGGCATGTACTTACCGCCGAACTCGGTGAACTTCGGGACCATCGCGAGGAAGGGGTTGTTTCGGTAGACCAGATTCTGAATCTTCTGGTCGTCGTACAGCTCCTTCAGCGCGGCGTTCGCCGCCTGCATATTGAACGTGGTGTAAGTCGACATCGTTTCCTCTGCTGCCGCATATCAGCGGCGAAGGCACGCGAACGCGTGCGTTTAGTTTCCAGACAGCCGCGCCAGTGCGGCTTGAATCCGTTCCTTGTCAGTCCTCGGTCGTGTCGTGGTCGCAGACGCGGAGGCGGTGAGCGCGTTCGACAGCGTTTTCGAGGCGGCCGGCTGCGTCGGAGCGTTCGCGACGGGAGCGGGCGCCGGTGACGGCGTCGGAGCAGCTTTCTTTGCCTCTGGCCTTGCTTGGCCCTGTCGCGCTTGAACTACCCGGTCAGCGATGCTCTCGAAGTGTTTCTCGACGAGGTCCGCCGCCTGCGCCGTCGTCAACAGCTCGCCGGTCTTGGCGAAATGCTGCTCGACCACTTGCGGAACCAGCGTTGCCGCATTGTTGATCCGTGTCAACGTGTATCGATCCGTTGAGGCCTCAACGAACGCCACCGCGTCACGTCGGAACGAGTCCAGGACAGCGTTCCGTTCAGCGTCGAGGCGTTCAGCGGCGGCCTTTTCAGCGGCCACGCGCGCGGCCTCCTGTTCAGCTCTGAATCGCTCGATCTCCTCGCGAACGGCCGTCACCTCGGAGACCTTGCCGCCGTTCAGGATGTATTCGTTCACCTCCGCAGGAGTCAGGCCCAGGGCTTCGAGCGCCGCCACGGGATTCAGTTTCGCCGCCTGCTTGGCCTCCTCGAACGTCACGACCTGCCGGTGCGCGGCCTCGATCGCGGCTTTTTCGGCCTTCAGCGCCTCCCGCTCACGGAACAGCTGCGCCTCTTTTTTCGCCAGCGCGGAGAATCGCGGGTCGATCTTCGCGGGCTTGTCGGTCGGCGGCGGCGTTTGCTCGGCCGCTGGTGCGTCCGGTGCCGTCGGAGCGGCATCGGCAGGTGCGGGCGGCTGCGCTGCGTCAGCGGCCGACGGCGTGGCCTCGGTGGCGGCCTCGGCCGGAGCGGCAAGGTGCGGCGGCTCCTGCGCGTCGATCACCCGCATGGGTGGAGGCGCCGACTGCGCCGGCATCGGAACCGTGTCGGCGCGCGCTGCGTTGGTGGCGGTGAAGCTGGATATATCCATCGTGACTCCTGCGTTCGCGGGCTCAGCCGCGTGGTTGTGTCGCGTTACTGCGCGACGAGGTCAGACGGTCGAGTCGGAATCGGCGGCGCCAGCGGCTCAGACGTCCCGCCTCGCGCCAGCAGCTGCTGGAGCAGGCCGGCCGGCGGCGGTCCTAGCGGCTCCTGTCCCGGCAGCGGCTCCGGCTCGACCTGGTCGGCCGGCGGCACCTCCGGGGCGGGCGGATTCTCCAGGGCGTCCAGTTGCGCGAGGAACCGGCGCACCAGCTCGAGACGCTCCTCCTCCACGCCGGTCGTCTTGCCGCGCGCGTAGTATTCGAGCGCCAGCTCGCGAGCTAGCGCGAGGTCGTCGAACGACTCCGGCGCCGTGTAGATACCTTCGTCGACCATCGCGTCGAGGATATCGACAAGGTACTGCTCCGCTGCGTTCGCGAGGCTTTCGACCTGGTCGAGGTCAGGGAAGTCCAACAGCCGCCGCGCCTGTCGAGGCGTCAGGAATCCCGCCTGCGCATATTCCTGCACCGTCTGCAGCCGGCCCGCCGGATCGTTCGGCAGCGACGACACCGGGAAGCACTGCATAACGTATTCGTCATCCGCGAGGTCAACGTCGTTCCAGTTGACGCGGGCAATCGACCCACGGCCGGGCGTTGTCACCTCGTAATCGCCGTCCTCGGCCAGTTCCTTGACGGTCTCAATCGACAGCCGGGCGATATCGAGAAACAGCTGCTCGTACTGCCGGCCCACGGTCACGAATCGGTCGCTCTCGATGTCGACCATTTCGCGCAGGGCTCGGCCGCTGTTCAGTCCGGCGGGCTTCATCGACCCGGCCGACAGCTGCGAAATACCGGCCTGCTCGTAGGCCTTCGCGACCAGAAACTGGAGGTGGTTGAACACCTCACCGGGAACCACGGGCGGAACAACATATGACGGCGGCGTGCCGGTGTAGTTGACGATGGTTCCGATGTCGTTGTTCAGATGCTCCTTGACGACCTTCGATCCGTTCTCGATGAATACCTTGAATGAACCTGCAAGGTGCATCGACCGCTGGATCACCCATAGCAGCTTGTTGATTTCGAGCTGTAGGTTCATCAGCTGCTCGCCGAGACCTTGGCCCCAGAATCCGAATAGACGCGGCGACCACTGCATCCGCGCGAACGGGAACGTCTGGCGCTTGTAGGGCTCCATTTCGGTCAGCAGGTAGCCGTCGATGGATATGCAGTGCCGCCCGTCGTCGGCGTCGGGACCGCTCGGCAGGTGCCACGACTCGCGAACGAGGAGCACGTCGGCGACGTTGCCGCGACTCGTGTCTTCGGTGCGCGCAGCGTTGGCGCTCATGATCACGCCGGCGTGATCCGGGAAGGCCTCGGCCAGCACCAGGCGATCGACCATTTTGATCCGGTGCATCTGTCGAGGCGTGCCATAGGTCGCCTCCACGTCGTCGACGAAGAGCTCCGTCGGCAGGACGCGCTCGTGTCGAACGCGGCCGTCCTTCGCGAAGACGTGAACGAACCCGTCACCCCAGACGATACCGTCGCGCAGGACCGCGACGCCCAACTTATGAGTGTTGTTCTCGTAGAACAGACCGTCACAGAAAGCGTTCAGCCCCTTGGCCCGTCGCTGCTGGCGGTAGTCGCCGCCGCTGGTCAGAAACAACGGACGCGGCCTGCTCTTTCCGATCTTCGCGGTGACGGTATCGACGCACGACTGGACCACGTTGTAACTGACGCGGTCGCGCAGCGCCGGCTGCGACGTCGCGAGCTTCGAGAATGACACGCCGGCCAGCGAGGTTGGCGCGAGGTTGCCGTAGAGGCGGGCGCTGATAACCCACTGGGTATGCCGCAACGTCTGGTTGTCGCGAATGCGATTCAGCGTCGCACTGATACTGTCCGCCGCCTCGGTGCCGTCCAGCATCCACCACCGCTGGTTCAGGTTGCCGGGGCCGGACATCTCGACAGGGCCGCGATTCGCGGTCGAAAACGAGCGGTAATCAATCGACATCGGCACTCCCAGCCGCAGCGCCAGCGGCAATGGCCTTGTATACGGCCGCACGCTCGCCACTTGTCAACGGCGCGAGCGCCGGCCACCACGGGCGCCGCCGCTTGTCCAGGGCGTCGACCACCTCAGCCGCACGCTTCGACCCGGCCAGCACAGCCGCGTCGACCAGTCCCTTGCGAACCTCGATGCGCCGCTGAATCATTGCGTCAAGCTGCTCTTTCGCTTCGGAAACGGTCATGGTCGGTCGTTGCATTGTTCAGCCTCCAAACAGCCCGAGCTGTTTCTGCGTTGTGCGTTCCACGGTCTCAACCAGCTTGTCGATCTCGTCGAATAGGCTCCGCTGCCGTGCCTCGAGGTCTTGTTCAGCGTGCGCGATACGGGCCAGCGCGATCTCGCGGTATTCGGGTGACAGTTCCACGCCTACAAATCGCACGTCCTCCAGCTGGCGGAGGATTTCGCGGCTGTCCCCCTGGTGAATCGTCGCGCGCGTCATGGGCCGGGGTCCACGGTGGCGCTGGAAACGCACACTTCCCAGGAACACCCCAAAACACACCCGTCCTTCACGTGTTCCACCCATGAATGGCCGCAGCTGCACACGCCGGCGCCGTCGGTATCGGCCAGCGCGGAGGGTATCGGCATCGGTCGCTCGTCCACCGACGCTGCCGCAACGCGGCTCCGGGCCTCGAGCTCCAGCTCGACACCGTCGACCCGCAGGTGCCGCACGCCGCGCTTGAGCATCCAGTCGACGAACGCATCCAGCTTGCTTGTCGTCACCATCCGTCGGTCCATTCCTCGCCCGTGGGCGTGTCGATTGTTTCCCGCTCGCGGCGTTCAGCCTCGCGTTGTTCCCATGCATCGACGGCCAGCTGCTCCATCTCTGCCACGTCCAGCGCCGCCCGCTCAGGCGTGCCGACAGGAGGCCGCGTCACCACCACCTCGGAGGTGTAGGCGTAACAGTGTCTCCATGCGTACAGCGCCGCGTCCGCGCAGTGATTCGGACAGGCGGGATGTTCCACCCGCCGGCCCTGCACTCGCGCATCCCATACCAGCCCGCCCCACTCGTCGATGAGCGTTGACGCCCGGTCGAGGTGAACGCGGATGTTCCCCGTGATCAGGTCGCCGTTCATCAGGTCGATGAAATCGGCCTTGCCGACCTTTTCGGCCGTCGTCAGCGGCAGGTCATGCCGGCGGCGCAGCTCTTCGACAGCCTGCTTGTTCGCTCCGTCGACTACCACCCGATCGACATCGTACCGGCCCAGCAGCTCGCGCGTGCGCTGCGCAACGTCGGTCACGTCCAGCCTGTCGGCCTTCAACGTCTCGACGATGTGCAGCCGGCGGTCGTTGTCGTGGTAGGCCGCGACGACCCAAGCCGTCGAGTCGGCGAATCCCAAGTCGAGGCCGACGACGTGGTGCCACTTGCCACGGCCAGCGACGACCGGCAGGTCGCCACGGTAGCCGTTGCGCGCCGGGTCGAACCGATACACGCGAGCGTCGTCATCGACGACCCACTGCCCGAGGTAATGCTGTCGGAACAGCGGCGTCTCTGTGATGCGCGGATTCGATGCCGTCAGTTCCGCGACCTCGTCGCGCCACTTGTCCCGCATATGCGGGTTGTCTCGCGCGCTCCATCGATGCCCAGACCAGCCGAGCTTGTTCCATCGCCCAGGCTGTCCTGGATCCTGCCCCTCGGTCAGCTCGTAGAACAGGCCGCGCTTGACGTTGCCCGGCGTCCCGATCAGCGAAATCTGCCCGCGATAATCGGCGACGGCCGGCTTCAAGACGCCGAACACCAGCTCATGCAGGTCGATGGTGAACGATGCCGCCTCGTCGATCACGACCGCCGCAAACTTCTGGCCCAGCGCCTTTTCTTTCTCGCCCTCGTCGGCATCAAGGCCCAACAGGTAGATGACGCTTCCGTTTGGCAACGTAACCGACAGCTCCGTCTCGTTGAATCGGCACCCGAGCTTTTTCTCGCGGTCGATCGTCTTTAGAACGTCCTTCCACACGATACGTTTTGCCGAAGCACGGGTCAGCGCCACATACAGACACGACACGTTCGGGCGTGCGAACGCTGCGCGAAACAACGCGAGGCCGGCGCCGTAGGTCTTGCCGGACCGACGGGTGCATAGCACCACCCGGAGCGGCGTCGGGTCGTCGAGAAACGCCTGTTGCTCGGCGAACGCCTGGTCTCCGAACGTCGGCGCCACAGGCGACGCGGCCAGCAGCTGCTCGAGCTCCGACCGTTCCGCCGGCGACAGCACCGACACTAGGGCGCTCAGTTCATCAGGCGTCAATCGTCGCCCCCCTCGCCACCGTCACCACCGCTGGCCAACAGCCGCACCCGCGCAGTCGCCAGCAGCGCCGCAGCCCGTGCCGCGCGCTCCTCCGGCGTCATCGCGTCAACACGCAGGTCGACCCGTTCGACGAACAGCTGGAGGTGTTTGCCCAGCAGCTCAAGCGCCCGCACCTTGACCGGAGACACCTCCTCGGCGAACGCGACTTTCGCCAGCTCCGAAACGACGTCTTCGGCCTTGACCGACAGGCGCTCGAGGACTTTCGCCTGCGACTTTTGGACGGCCTCGGCAATGGCGGGAATCCGCAGCATCCGCGAGGCGTGTGAATCGGCGCTCTTCGCGGAGTATCCGGCAGCAACAGCAGCGTCTCGCGGCGTCTTTCCCGCCAGCATTTCAGCGACGAATAGCCGCCGTTGCGGCGTCAATTTGTCGGCGGGCCTTGATACGGGTGGCAGGTGTTGGAGGGTGTTTCGATTCTTCCATTTTTCCGAGGATGGAATGGCCGGCCCTGCGCCCTCGCCTTTTCCTCCCGCCTTCGCCGCTCGCGCTTTCTTAGGCCGTCTCCGACTTCGAGACGCCTTTGTCTTCTTTTCGCCAGTAGGGCGTCCTTGTGCCGCTCGTAGCTTTCGCGGTTCAGCCGGCGCGTTGTCTGGGGGTTTTGTTTCATCCATTGCCTGTTGCACTCCGACTTGCGGATGTCCTTACACGCGGAACATATGCCGACGCCGCGCTTCGATATGCTTACGCCAAGACACCCGCGCACACGGCACGGATTGGCCAGCGTCTCGCCCGTGCAGCGTGCGCAGTGCGTCCGCTCTTCGCGGCGGTTTTCATATGGAACCATCAGCGGTTGCAACGGCCCCCCGCAGCCGTCGCACCACCACCAATGCCGAAGCCTTACGCCAGCCGGTAGGTCTCGACGCGGGCGTGCGGAATAATCCACGACTGGCCCTCCAGCCGCAGCAGCAGCCCGGCAGGGTGGAGAAACATTTCATCGACCAGCAGGACATGGTTGCCGGAGACGGTCGTGATCGTCTTGTCGGTCGTGACGTGCGACACGATTCGAGCGCCTTGCCAGTGAACCGACCCGACCTCGAGGCGGGCGTCCAGGACACGGTCACGGCCGGGCGTAGGCGCAACGACGGGCTTCTGATCACTCATTGCCGGTCTCCTCGGTCGTGGTCGTTTCAGCGGCCTCAGCGGCGAGCTGCGCCTTCGCGGCCTCGAGCGCCTCGCGGGTCTTGAACGCTTCCACGTTCAGGTCATAGACTTTCGTCTGGAGCTCCGCGATCTCGCGGTCAAGCAGGTGCCGATGGTAGGCCTTGCGGCCCAGCTCCACGACCGCCTGCGCACACTCGGTATCGATCTGTTGAATCGTTCGACTCACTGGTCACTCCTCGATTGCCGCAGCGTGCCGGACCGCTGCATACGGGTAAAACGCCCATCGCTTCATATGTTTGGCGATGCCGGGCAGGCGCGAGGTGTACGACTCGTGCGAGTAGTACACGGGAACAGATTCCGGCAGGGTCGACAGCAACGCGCGAGCGATGCCGGCCTGCCGGAAAGCGGGCTTGACGTAGATGTAATGGATCACCGACATTGAGGGCGACGTCTCGACCACTGACCACCCGAGAATCACCTCCGGCTCGTCTGGCGGCGTCGCAACTCGCACCGTCGACCGCGCCAACAGCGCGTCGATCACCGAATGGTGCGCGTCAAAATACAGACGGTCCGGGATATGCCGAGGCCACGACGACCCGTGTTTGAACGAGCGGAGCCAGGTGGCGAATATCAGCGGCCTATCGTCTTGCGTCACTTCGCGGATGGAAAACATAACGGACACCCTATCGCAAGCGTAGCCTGCCGTCCATTGATTCAAATCTCACCGCGCGCCAGCGCGCGCCACAGCTTTCGATGTTCGGAGCATAGCTTCGAGTAGTTGTGACTCGCGACCGGGACGTTGCACACGCGACAGACCGACGCTTGCGTCTGGCATCGCTTGCAGTAACCGCTCCTGTTGGAGACGCTCAACGGACTGTGACACGACCCGCAATGCTGGACGACACGCTCACGCGACGCTGGCCGCACCGCCCGACAGGCGACGCACAGCCCCGACTTGGACGTGGACGCCTGGACGGATCCGGCGCAGCCGGGCGTTGCGCAGGCCGCTGTCGCGCGAGGCGCTCGAATGCCACCTCCGCACCGGGCGCAGTGAACCCGTCGCTCACCGCGCAGCAACATCAGCGGGCAACGGCAGGTGACACAGTTCCGGCGTGGAGGCGTCCAGGTCACGGCGCGCCCGCGATCTCGAGCCGGTCGCGCAGGATCGAACCGTGCGAGGCCCAGCAGCTGCCGCAGTAGATCACCGCCGGGCGCAGGTCGAGCGGCTGGAGCTCGCGCGGCAGGTCGGCGTTGTCGAGGAGCAGCGACCGCGTGCCTTCGGTCAACGCCTCCTTGTGGTCGGCGATCCACTCACCGCACCACGCGCAGCCAACGGCGTGTTGCTGGTAGTCGACCGTGGCGATCAGCACACCGACGCCCTGCGTCGACCCCAGCATCCGCACCAGACCGACCTCGCCGTGGACCGCGCCCACCTCGTCGTGGAGCCGCCATAGCCAGTGACAGACACGGGTCGCCAACGGCCGGCGAATCTCGAGGTGAAGCGCGATCCGGTCGCGTAGTTCGGTCCGGGTCACGACTGCACTCGACAGGCCCGGTGGGCGTTGGCGAACGAGCGCACGGCAGCGGCGACGTTGACCACGGTTCCGGGCAGGGCGACCAGCTGCACAGCGCCGCAGACGGTGCAAAACACCTCCCAGCCGTCAACGGCTTGACGGACGAACACGGTGTCGGTCTGGCGCGTCACGGCGTCACCATAGAATCGGCA